CACAGCTAATCATTGCACCATAAAGGAAGATCATGGGACAGTTAACATTTCAAGCAACACTAGGCGGTGCAATCAATTTGGCAGGGCCTAACATTGCAACGACAACCACTTTCACATTGCCTAGCGCTGATGGCACAAACGGTCAAGCATTGACTACCAATGGAAGTGGAACGCTTGCGTTTGCTACTGTTGCCGCTTCTGCCGCTACGCCTACTGCATTGGGTACTGTGTATGGCAAGACCAATACGGGCAATGCTACTGCTATTGGATATCAAGCACTTAACTCAACAACCACTGCTGATAATGTTGGCGTGGGATATCGTGCGCTTTACGCCAACACTTCTGGTGCTAATAATACGGCTATGGGGCATCAGTCTTCACTAAATAGTGTTGGCAATAATAATAGCTCTTTTGGCTATCAAACATTAGCAAATAATCAAGCCAATAATTGTACTGCTATGGGGTATCAGGCTCTTGTTTCCAACACCACAGGCGTTTCTAATGTTGCCATTGGAAAATCTGCACTTCAAGCAAACAGCACAGGTGCTTACAACGCAGCCGCAGGGTATCAAGCACTTTTTGCAAATACAACTGGTGCGGCTAATACGGCTTTTGGATATTCAGCAATGGAGGCCAATACCACTGCTAATAGCAATACTGCAGTTGGATATACAACACTTGTTGCAAACACTACAGGCGAAAATATAACCGCTATTGGTAGGGAAGCTCTTTACGCCAACACTACAGCAAGTTACTGTACGGCTTTAGGATATCGGGCTTTATATTCGAACACTTCAGCTAATAACAACACAGGCATTGGAAATGAATCTTTAAGTACATCAACTGGTGCATCAAATACTGGCTGTGGAGACAGGTCTGGGTATGGACTTACATCAGGCAGTTATAACTGTTTTTTTGGTCACTATGCTTATGGTTCTGCCGCAGGGAATAGCAATGAAATTGTTATTGGATATAACTCAGTTGGCAAAGGCGGTTCTACTGGTTTTATTAACCCAGGTGGTGGTGGTGTTTATCAGGGCAATAATGGTGCAACATGGTCTGTAACTTCTGACCAACGTCTAAAGAAAAACATAGTTGATAACAATATTGGCTTGAGTGTAATTAACTCAATTCGTGTGCGTAACTTTGAGTATCGTGTTGCAGATGAAGTTACAGAATTGCCAGCGCATAGCGTTATATCAAAACAAGGTGTTCAGCTTGGTGTGATTGCTCAAGAATTACAAGCAGTTTTGCCTGAGTGCGTCAAAACAGAATCCACTGGCGTGATGACTGTAGACCAAGACAATTTGACATGGTACATGATTAACGCAATCAAAGAACTTAAAGCAGAATTTGATGCATATAAAGCATCACACCCATAAGGACTAACATGATTACTGAAACACTAACACCAGAACAAATTTCAAAAAACTACAAAGCTGCAATGGATAGCGTTAATCTAATAAATGGTAGCAAGCCAGAATATATGTCTGATGTTGATTGGGTTGATTGCCTATCACGCAACAAAGAACATTTAAAAATCATGTTGGCTAAAGACTATTGGACAACAGAAGACCTTGCGCCATTGCAAGCCGCTTCTGCATAAAACATGAAATTTGTTTGGAAAATCTCCGAATTAAAGGGTGATGACAAAGCCATTTATCAGGCTAAGTATCACCTTGCTTTAATTGAAGATGATCTACGCATTGAAACAGAGGGTTATTGGGACTTTGATCCTAAACAGGCAACAGTTCCAACATCCCAAGTGACTGAGGAAATGGTTACAAGTTGGATTGACCAAGGCACTACCCAAAACGGGGTAAGTAGCATAAAATCAAGGCTAATAGAGCAACTTGAATCTGTCAAAAAACAACAAGAAATTGCTTTGCCTTGGAAGCCGCCCACATTTAAGTTAAGTTAAGGAATCACTATGGCTGTGCCTTATGACATTGTTAGCAGAGCGCTAAAAGACATTGGTGCATTGGAAAGTGGTGAAACCCCGACTCCTGACGCAGCGCTTGATGCGTTTGAAATGATGAACGACATGATTGACCAATGGTCAAATGAAAACATGATGGTTTTCAATGTCACAGAGATCATTTGCCCTGTCATCTCTGGTCAAACTCAATACACGATTGGCCCTAACCCCTCAACGCAGAACTTTATTGGCGCTTCTTTTACAGGCTCAATATCAGGCACAACTTTGACCGTGACGGGTATTGCATCAGGCGCTATTGCCCAAGGGCAAACCCTAAGTGGTACAGGCATCACAGCGGGAACAAAGATTACGCAATTCTTAACGGGTGCGGGCGGCAACATCAATGAAGTTGGTACATATCAACTGAACATTTCCCAAACGGTTGCATCCACTTCAATCACGGCTTACTACCAAAAGCCACTAAACATTGATTCTGCGTTTGTTAGGGTTAACACTACATCCAATGGACAACCCATTACGGGTGGTGGTTTGGACTACCCAATGTCTGTGTTGGCTCTCCAAGATTACGAAATGATTGGCTTGAAGACGCTAAGTGGCCCGTGGCCTAAAGCGGTTTACTTCAATGCGGGTTCAGACTCAGGGAACTTGTTTATTTGGCCTAGCCCCTCACAAGGCGAATTGCATTTGTTTGCTAACACTTTGTTTAGCCGTTATGACTCAATGTATGACGACTTACAGCTTCCACAAGGCTATGCAATGTGCCTTAGATGGTGTTTGGCAGAGCGTTTGATGCCTATGTATGGCAAAGCCTCACCAACGCAAATAACGATGATTCAGACCTTTGCGGGACAAGCTAAAGCTACCCTCAAACGAACAAACATGAGTCCGCTTCAGACTGCACGTTACCCTGATGCTTTGCTAACGGGTAGGGCAAAGGATGCGGGTTGGATTCTTACGGGCGGCTTTATTTAAGGGTCTGTTATGCCTGATTTTGGTTTTGTTGGCGCATCGTATGAAGCACCGAGTATCTATCAAGATGCTCAAGAGTGCATCAATTTCTTTCCTGAAGTTGACCCCGTAAAGCAACAGGGTGAGCGTGGGGTGATTGCGCTTTACCCAACGCCTGGCCTCACCCTCAAAGCCCTCTTGTCAAACCAACAAGAAGTTCGTGCGCTTCACACCATTTCGGGTGGTGAGCAAATGATTGCCGTTTGCGGCTCTTATGTTTACGCTCTTGGCGCTAATTTTGTTCCCCTTGTGATTGGTTTATTAAATTCAAGCACAGGAATTGTGCGGATTACCGACAACGGGATCAATGTTTACATTGTGGACGGTGCTTATCGTTACACATGGTACATATCAAGCCCTTCTGCTGCCGTGTTTTACGGCTCAACAAGTGGCACAACATTGACCGTAACCAATGTTTCTAGTGGAACTATTGCCGTTGGACAATCTTTGTTTGGCATAGATGTGTTGGCAGAAACCGTGATTACTGCGCTTGGATCGGGAACGGGTGGCGTTGGTACTTACACAATCAACAGAAGTCAAACCGTGGCGGCTGAATCAATGAATTCGGCTACCGTTGGCGCTATTGTTACTGCCACTATTTCAGGCACAACAATGACCGTTTCTGCGGTTACATCAGGGGCGTTGCACGTTGGTCAAACCATCCAAGGCGTTGGCGTTACCCTTGGCACAATTATCACGGCTTTGGGTTCTGGTTCGGGCGGTGTTGGAACTTACACTTTGAGCGTGGCAAGCACCGTTGGCTCTGGTACAACCATGTACGGCTTGAACTTCTCTGTTTTGCCTTCTACTGATGGCGCTTTTAGCGGTGCAAACACGGTGGACATTATTGACAACTACTTTGTCTATAACAACCCCACAACACAACAATGGGGCGCTAGTGACCTTTTGTCGCCTATTTCGCCCACTACTAGCTATTCTTTAAAAGATGGCGCACCTGACGATTTGGTGGCTTTGATTGTTGACCATCGTGAAGTTTATTTGATGGGTGAGATTTCTTCTGAGGTGTGGACTGATGTGGGAACTGTGCCTTTCCCGTTCCAAAGAATCCCAGGCACTTCTACCCAACACGGCATTGCAGCGCCTTTTTCCTTGTCTCGACTTGGTAACTCATTTGCTTATGTCTCACGAAACAACCGTGGTCAATCACAGATCATGCAAATGCAAGGCTATTTGCCACAAAGGATTTCCACTCATGCGGTTGAGAACACATTAGCCAATCAATACGTTGGCGATGCTATAGCGTGGACTTATCAACTTGAAGGCCATGAGGTTTATGTTGTCACTTTCCCATCACTTCAACTGACTTGGGCTTTTGACGCAACCACTCAACTATGGCACAAATGGCTTTACACAACCAACGACAATGTTTATCAACGTCACCGTGGTAATTGTTGTGCGGTGTTTCAAGGCTTAGTTATTGTTGGCGACTATCAAAACGGCAAGTTGTACGAATTAGATAAAACCAATTACACAGACGATGGTCAAAATGTCCGCAGATTGCGTAGAGCGCCTCATTTGGTGACTGAGTTTCAAAGGCAATATTTTGATGAATTGCAGATACAGTTTCAGCCAGGCGTGGGAACTACGGGCTTGTCTAATTCTGCACAAGTAACAAGTTCAAACACCATTTATTTGGGGAACACATATACAATTACCCCTAGTGCGACTTTGACGATTGAAGCTGAAAAAACTTACATTTTGGCGACTCAACAAGCGGTAAGTTATCAAACAACTGATAACCCACAAGCAATGTTGCGGTGGTCAAATGATGGCGGTTCAACTTGGTCAAATGAACATTGGACAAGCGTTGGTCAACTTGGCAAATATAAGAATCGTGCTATTTGGCGCAGATTGGGAACAGCCCGTGACAGAATTTTTGAAGTTTCGGTAACTGATCCCGTGAATTTTGTCATTATTTCGGCAAATCTTAAATTGCAAGGGGCAGAAAACTAATGGCTACGTCTGGACTTTCAAGCACACAGCAGATTAACCCCTATCCACAATCACCGTTTTTGGATGGGGCGACTAACCGCCCGTCAAGATCGTGGCAACAGTTTTTTCTTAATTTGTTGAACTTCAGTTCTGCTACAACAGCCACAACGGGCGCTGCAACGCTTCCCGCCAACCCTGTTGGGTTTATAAATGTCACCGTAAATGGTCAGGCTTACAAAGTGCCTTACTACAATGTTTGAGAGAGCCTAAATCATGGACAACCTAGTAAATTCAATTATTGGTAAAACTGTTGGCTTAACGCCTCAACAAATGCTAGCGGCAACTGCGGGCGGTGGTGGTCAAGCGGTCAATATTGGCGGCACTTGGTATCAACCCGAATACGCAAGCACAGGATCGGGTGAAAACTTTGATCAAGGCCCGTTGTCGGGGTTTTATTCTTATGAGGATGCGGCTAACAAAGTTGGCGGTGCATACAACCAATATGACGCACAAGGCAATTTAGTTCGCCAAGGTACTCAGCAAAAAGTTGACAATTCAATGTTGCCATTTTTGTTGGCAGCGGGCGGCATGGCGTTTGGCTTGCCTGGCCTTGGTGAAGCCGCTAGCGCTGGTGGCTCTACACTTGGTTCTTTGGGCGCTGTAGGCTCTGATTTAGCGGGTTTAAGCGGTATCCCTGCGGGGGCGGGCGCTCTAACTGCCGCAGAAACTGCCGCTTTAGCGGGTGGTGGTACTTTAGGAAGTCTTGGCGCTGTGGGATCAGACTTGGCGGGATTGAGTGGCATACCCGCAGGGACGGGTGCGTTGACAGCGGCAGAAACAGCGGCATTGGCGGGCGGTGGCTCATTAACTCCAGCCGCATTAACTGCTGGTGGCACAGTGGCGGGCATGGGTACAGGCACAGGCATCACAGCGGCTGGCGCTGGCGGTCTTGGTGGTACAACAGGCGCTGCGGGTTTAGGCGGCTCACTTGGTTCTGGAGTTGGCGCATTAACCCCAGGCGGTTTGGCTGCGGGAAATTCATTGCTAGGTGGTGCGGCTCTTGGCACTACTTTGGGAGGTTTGGCTACGGGTGTTGGTGCGGGCGCTCTTGGTTCTACGCTTGGTGGTTTAGCCACAGGCGTTGGCGCAGGGGCGGGGTCTGCTCTAGGTGCGGGCGTTGGTTCTGCTTTAGGAACAAGTTTAGCAACTGGGTTGGGTTTAAGCGCTCTTGGTAATGTGCTTGGAACTACTGCAAATCAATCTGGCATCAACGATGCAAGAAACGCAATTACAGCGGGTGGTGCAACAGCAAACACAGCACTTAATAACGCCTACACAAATGCTCAAGCCTTGAATGCGGCTAACACTACAGCGCTTGGCAACAATTATTCAAATTTACAATCTAATTTATACAACGGTCAAGTTTCTGCAACTTCTCTTTATGACCAAACTAAAAATGCTTTAGGTACAAATTACGGAAATTTAAATACCACTTTAAGTAACGCATTACAAAATCAAGGTGGTTTGTATAACACAGCAAATGCAAACATAAACCAAAATGCGGCAACGCAACTAGGTTTGTTAGGTAGCACTTACACGGGGCAACAAAATCAAGCCGCTGCAAATGCGGCTGGTTTAAATACCAACTACAACAATGCCCTAACAAACATGGGTAATGTATATAACGCACAAGTTGGTTATCAAGCACCTTATCAACAAATTGGTAATCAAGGCGCAACAGGGTTGGCGGCAAATCAAGATTATTTGACACGCCAATTTGGTGCGGCTGATTTAAATGCACAACTTGCACCTAACTACGCATTCCAATTGCAACAAGGCCAAATGGCTAACCAACGTGCCGCAAACATGGGTGGTGGTAGCTTGGGCGGTAATGCTTTAAGAGGATTGCAAGATTACACGCAAAATTATGCAGCGGGTGCATACCAAAATGCGTTTAACAACTTTCAAGGTCAACGCAATAACATTTACAACACATTGGCGGGCATGGCGGGAATTGGTCAAGCGTCTGCGGGTCAATTGGCTGGGCTTGGTACGGCTTACGGCTCTAACATGGGTTCATTGTCTTCTAACCTTGGTAGCAACTTGACAACCAACACGGGTAATTTGCTGAATGCGGGCACTGCTTACGGTTCTAACACTGCGGGCGTGACAAACAACTTGAACAATGTGTTGTCATCTAATCTTGGTCAATTGCAAGGTGCTTATAACCAATATGGTGGTAACTTAACAAGTGGTTCTAACGCTTATGCTGGAAATATGGCTAACAACGCTAGCCAATTACAAAATTCTTACAACCAATATGGAAGTAACTTATTAGGCGCTTCTAACGCTTATGGTGGAAACCTTACAACCGCTGCGGGTCAAGGCATGAACGCTGCAAATGTGTATGGATTGAATTCAGCTAACCTTGCAACGGGTCTAGCATCGGCTTTGGCGGGTAATTCCACAGCAACAGGCGCAAATAATGCAACGGCTTTAAGTAACCTTGGCAATACGGCTTTGCTTGGTTCTATGATCAGAGCGACATAAGGATAAATCATGGCTGACTTTTCAATGAACGTAAATTATCCAAAGCCCCAAGTGACAAGCCTTGGGGACATGGTAAACATGGCTTCTGGAATCCAGAACTACCAACAAGCGACACAAATTAAACCTTGGGCTTTG